TATCGTTCCAAATCTCCATGTTTCACTAACTCCTGTGTTTTCAATTTTTATATTAGCAAATCGTCCTCTTGCTCTAGTATCTACTTTAGTTGTATTAGATGTAATTGTAAATGGAGTAGGAGGACTGTTTGTACTAGATTGAGAAGGATAGTTTTTAACTGAAATAGTCATACTTAAATTTCCTTGTAAATTTTTAAAATCAGGAATAAATCTTCTCATAGCTAAAAAGAATTCACCATCCCCTTGAACAGATAAATCAAAATCAAAAGATTCTATAAAAGAAGGGACAATAGTTGTGGTTCCATCTGGATTAATTTGATCAGTACCTACTTCTTGTTCAAACAACACAGATTGTCCTAAACCAGATTCTCCTATGATGTTGGGAAAAGTACCTACTTCTGTATTATTGAATTTAGTAGCAAATGGATTAGGATATAAAATAGCATCTATAAAAGAAGTTCTTGCTTCAGTAGCAGTATACCAAATACCACCAGGCATACTAGATCCTTCACCATAATTATAAGAAACATTTTGATTATTATATTCTGAAGATGTGTTTGGGTAGTACCAACTTATTTCTGTATATAAATTATTAAGACCAGCACAAATTTGTTGTCCTTTTGTTGTATCTAATTGATCATACACAAAATCTTCTATTTGGCATGGTAATGATTTAACTGTTCCATCAAATAAGAAAAATCCTTTAGGACTCATCCAATAAGCAGCACCATCAATTTCAACAGCAGCATTTTTACCAATTAAACCACAGTTCGTTCCTACTTGTTCAAATCCAAACGTAAATGGAGCTCCTACAAATTTCATTGTATATAAAGCAGTATCAGTCCAAATTAAAATAGTTTCTTTTGCTTTCAAAGCACCCATAATTTTAGTTCCGTCTTGTAGTCTAAATGTACCGGAAGTATTTACTGCAGTTGGTGTATATAAATTTATATTTTCTTGATCTGAAAAACGAATGAACATATCGTCTTGTGTATCTGTGTCTCCAATAGTAGTTTCTGTTCCTAAATGAATTAAGTGTCTAGTTGTTGGTGAAATAAGTGTAACTCTAGTTGCTGTTGGGTTATTCGTAGTTTCAAATCCTGAAGTAGTTGTAGATGCTCTAGTAGTAAATCTTGCTGCAATTCCAGAATCCCAAGTAAATGTTTTTCCATTAGCAATGGTTGCTACTAATACTTGTCCAGAATTATCTAAAGACCATAAACCCGGTTCTAATGAAACTTCAGAAGCAGGAGCAGATTCTCCCCAATCTACAAAAGTTGTAGCATCTGCAACAGCAGTTAAATCACTATGGGTCGCAGCATCTGTTCCACTTGCACCTCTTGTACATCCAGTTAATTGATTAGCTGTATTTCCTGTATAACTAATAAGTTCACTATCTATTAAAACTCTTCCTGAAGAAGGAAAAGAAGTTGAGTCTGTTAAAGTAATCGTAGTTACTACAGCATCAATAGCACCATTCAATGTTGTTTCTGCAACACCAGATACCGTTCCACCATATTCACCAACACCAAATCCGTATCCATAAGATTGAATAGCTGGACCCACTGGTTCATAAGGAGTTACAGTCAAACTTCCTCCGGTAGCAACAGTTGCAGTTGCGTTGGTTGCTTGTGTTATAGTTATTGTTAAAGAACTAGGGGTTGTTGTAATTTGAAATAATTTACCTTCAAAATCTGAATCACTATATCCAGTTCCTACGGGAAGAGTAACAGACTCTAATAAAATAATATCTCCAATAGCTAATCCATGACTAGCAGTAAACGTTAAAGTACATTCAGGTGAATTATTAGTAGTTGCTATTTGAACAGAAGTTAAAGCAGTTTTTAAAGGTGTAATATCATATAATTGTCCTTCAAAATAAATAAGAAGAAATTTATCCGTTCCTATAGCAACATACCTATTTCCAGAAATATCTACAAATGGATGTTGTGCTCTAGCCACACCTACAATAGTATCAGTTAATAAAGATGCCCATCCTCCAACTTTTTCAGGAAGACCATAACGAAATCTTATATTATTAGAACTAACCCAACGACCTTCTGCACCTACTGTCGTATCCTGTTTATCTATTCCAGGTTTAAAGTTAACTTGCTGAAGAGGCATGTTACCTCCTTATATTTTATTAGTATAGATCCAGCCTACTGTTGCATTGGCATACACCAAGGTAAAAGCGGAACCATTAGTTGAAACTACTAGATTAGAAGCAAGAGCGTTTATATTTTCACCATTTCTTCCAACGGTTAGATTGTTAGACGCAAAAAAGTTTTTAGCATCTAATAAAGATACTTGATCTCCTATGGAAGGAGAAGCAGGTAAAGTAATAGTAACAGGAGTAGAGCTTGTATCTACAAAAATTTGATCACCATTAACTGCTGTATAAGCACCATTAATAGTAGCATATCCTTTGTTTTGCATTCCTAATGAAACATTGGTCCCGTCTGAATATAATAAAGAAGTAGATTGAATAGGTAAATTAATACCGGTTCCTGAAACTGTTTTGACGGTTAAACTATATAAAGAAGAAGTTCTATTGGTAGCATCTTCTACTACAAATACTCGTTCAGCACTGTCTGGCATAGTTACTGTTCGATTCGCGGTCAGCGTTCCTGTTAACTTGTAATATAGATTCTTACCATTGGATACCGCACCGTTAGCCAAGGATAGCGCGACGTCGGCCGCTGCTACATCTAATGATAAATAGCCTGATGCTGCTTGTTCTAAAATTTGTAAATTAGTGTTAGTAATGGTTCCCCATGTACCTGCTTTTTCACCTGTAGTAATAAGCTCTAGCTTAATATCGTTTGAATAATTTGATGCCATTTTTTTCTATGGGTTATCTGGATCTATTGGTATCCAAATTTGTCCAACTCCTGGGTTTATTGGGTTCCATGATATCACAGTTACTGGGTTAGTTGCAAGTTCTAATTCCACACCAGATACAAGAACAGTTTGACCAATTTTAATACTTACATTTCCTGTAGCTACATTAATTCTTTTCCCATTAGGTAATACAACTGAATCAGCTGAAATTATAGTATTTCCTATGGATATATTAATTCTATTACCAGTAACAGATACAACTTGACCTACTCCACCTGTACTTGCAAAAGGAGATTCAGCGAATGAAGTAGTTCCAAAATACATAATTTATCCTATGGTGTTTGTATTCGTACCCAAATTTGATTTGCCCCAGGTACAATCCCTTGCCAAATTTTAACGTTAGGAGTATTAGTTCCTATTTTAAGACCAGACCCGGCAGGTAGTACAGTAGCATTTGCAACAATCGTTACTGTTCCTGTGTTTAAATTAAATCTATTTCCAGTTACACTTACTTGAGCATTAGCTACAATTGTTGGATCCCCGATACTTACATTAACTTTGTTTCCTGTAACAGAGACATTTGCAGTTCCTGTAACAGTTACGGTATTAGTAGATAGATTAATTCTAGATCCATTAGGTAGAACTACTGCTTTAGCAATAATTTCAGTTGTATCTCCAATAGCAAGATTTACTTGACTGCCGGTGACTCCTACAACATCAGCAACATTAACTAAACCTGTTTCAATATCTAAACGATTACCTGTTAATGCAACTAGTGCTTTTGCTATTACCGATACATCTCCTGTATCTAAATTAATTCTATTACCAGTAACCCCTACAACATCAGCGACATTGACACTTCCTGTTGCAAAATCAAATAGATTTCCAGTAACGGGTATATTGGCATCAATTTGAAAACCTACTAATCCAGTTGCTATGTTAAAAGCATTTCCTGTAACAGCTACATTTTGGTTGATACTAATAACAACATTACCAATAGAAGTATTAAGTCTATTTCCGGTCGGTAGAATAAGAGCTTTACCTTGTGTAGCAACTTGACCTGTTGCTAAATTAACCTGTGATCCTAAAACACTAACAAATGCATTTGGATTAAAACCTGTATCTGCAAAAGGTGTCTCTGAAAATGATGTTGTTCCAAAAAACATGTATAATTCCTATTAACCGGACAGGAGAGTGGTATGGAGGTGTTCTCCTGTCCTTAATAGGAAGTATATCAGCGTTTAAACCAAGATGGAAGTCCTAAATGTGGTCTTCGGTCAAAGAGGTTTTCTTTAGATCCTTTGGTTTTAGTATTATTATAATGTAGGAAAACTTGAGCACAATCTGATCCTTTGAATGGTTCTCTCCAATGCTCTAATATATTACCTCTATAAACTAACATATCTCCTGGTTTTAAATTTACAGACACACCTTTCATTCCTTCTTTTTCAGAAGGTTCTATAAAGATGGGCCATTTATCTCCACCAAGATTAAGGGTAGTAGATATCTCACAAGAGAATCTATCCTTGTGACGTTTGAGTTCATCACCTGGTTTATAAATTCTTGCATAGGTATAATTAGGAGTTAATTTTAATCCTGTTGTTTTTTCCATAACAGGTTGAAGTTTTAATAACAAAGTCTCAAAAGCCATATTTGCATATTGAGAATAGGTATGAGGAATTTGTTCATCCTGACCTTCATAATAACCAATCATGGTTTCAAAAGGAGATATGTATCGTTCTTTGATACAAGTATCATA